TTACGATTCTAGTAACTGGACCTAATCCGTTACCTGCTTTAGTAGTTGCTGGGTTTGATCTACTTGCCATTGTTTTTCTCCTTTTTTCTCTTTTTTAATGGCCATCCACGCTCAGTGGATTGGTTAAAGATATTTAGCGATTTTTGGTAAGATTTGTGTGCTACTATATTATTTTCGGCTCTTTTGAGCTCTAGATTGTAATGCCTTGAGCACACTAACAAAAGATGGCCCTGCTTTCACAATATCGTCTATCATTTTAATTGCTGGTAGGTATGCTTGTACCAAACTACCTGGAATGGATTTACCGTTCAATGCTAGGTCAATAAAACGTTTGGTTGCTACAAGATTAGACCCTCCCACAATATATCTATACATGGCTAAATCTCTACCTTGTGTACTAATATCAGGAATACTGATTGTTGGTTCTCTATCATCAACTCTACCAGTTTCAAGATTCCTATCAGAGGCTAATTTTTCAAGATATTCTATAATGTCTGAACTTCTCAATTTGGCTCTTGCCGCGTGTAATAATCTTGTGACTAAATTTTGTTTCTCACGTTCTGTGATTGAGTTAAACAAAAACACATTTCGTCTAATATTTTTGTAGTCTGTGTTACTGATTCTTAAACCATTTTCAATGTTAAGAAACACCTGCATGATACTGGGAGCAATTAATCCTTGTTGTAAAGCCATCAAATATCTATTGAAAGCCATTGTAGGAAAAGAACTTTTCTTACGCATCGCTTTGGCACTTTCAGGATCTTTCAATTTGTTCAATGCTTCTTCGTTGCCTGTTACAAAATACACAAAGTTGTATAGATCAGTAGAATACATTCTAAATCTATCGTAATTGCTGTGTTTGGTGTCTCTAGCATATTTGGAAGCCAACTGTCTGTATGTAGGATATTGATTCAACAGTTGTAAAATCAAAAGTGTTAGATACAATCTTTCAGAACAGTCTGTGTAAGTTAACACTTTCTGATCGCTTGAATCACGAGTCATACGTGCTTCAAAAAGTGAACTGACAAAGTCCATTGTTGCTTCTGTATCTTGAGTTTGTTTTGTCATATCTAAATCTGACAAATCCTATGGTTAGTCGTCGTATTTGGTGTATGGACTAGGTTCTGTTTTTTCTGGATTATACGTAGAAAGAAACAGCTCTACCATGTCATCTGCTTGTAAATATTTTTCAAGAGTAGCACTCTGTTGTAAGTCTTTTGTGAACTGTGACTTAATTTGAGGTTTTACACTTGGTGCAGTCAACAATCTTCTTAACACTGTGGCTTGTTGAAAATTCACTTTGAACTTTTTACCATCATCAGTCACAACTGTGTCTAACGGATTTGGATTTCCTCTGCTGTCTAATATCTTGCCCAATTGATTGAACACAGAATCCTGCTTGAATTCTTTGTCCATACCAAAATTTGGATCATCTGCTGGATCTATGTCTCTAAACTCTTTAATAAATTCTTTTGCTTTCATTGTGTTCTCCTTATCTATTTATCGCTCTGTTGGCTTTGGTGAAGCCGGATCTGTTGACCAATTTGATATTGCCTTCTGGTGAACCCAACACATAGCCTTCTCCGCCAGGTTTTCCATTTATTGTAGCACTAATATCTCCTTGTGATCGATCCAACTGATTGATTATGCTGTCTTTTACTTTCATTATCCCGCCAACTAAAATCCAAAGTTTGCTGAATGCTTTTATATTACCTTTCACATATTCTGTGATCTTTGCTTTTTTAGGAGCAGACACTGAACTGCTTTGAAGCCACTTGATAAAGTCTTCTCCCAGTCTAGTTAATCCTGTATCCACTTTGCTGTTGGTATAAGTGTAGAGTATGTTGGGTAAATCTGTTAATTTCATTTGTGCTAATTTATTTTTATTCAATAGTACATCTATTTCTGCTCCACTATTGCTGACCAACGATTTGAGTTGATCCAATCCTTTGACTTGAATTGGTTGTTTTTTGTTCACAGTGGTTGGAGGTATTGCCAACACATCTCCCTGTATCATTTCTAAATCTTTTATAGGCAACACTTTGCCTGCTTCACTCATGGTGTGATGTATTACTACACCCACTTTGCTCTGCGAAATCTTTTGTCCCAGTTCACTGTTACCATCCACTCTGTATTCAACCACATTGGGTTTAAAAACAAATTGATTGCCTGCTTTCTTAGGAGTTGAAAAATACAACATATCTCCCACAAAGTATCCTTGAAAGTTTTCTGGCACTGCCTTAGCCACGGTGTCAAACACAGAAGCCATCTTAGAAGCATATTGAGCCTGTGCTTTTCGTTTGGTAGGATCTTTACCTCTCTGCATGATAGCACCTTTCAAGTCTTCTGGATTGGTTGCTCTACCATCATAACTTTTTGCCACAAAGCCTGCTTTGTCTGTAAAAATAAATTCACCATTAGGATTTCTACCAAACACCACAGCAGGTGATCCGTCCCATTTGATTGTGAGTGATTGTGTGCTTTTGCTTAATTGTTCCAGTTGTTGAATTGCTCTAGCAACACCTTTAGAACCTTCCCAGAAAATTAAATCTTCTGCGTGTTGTATTCTAGATTCTTTCAGTGCTAGATTTTTCTTGTCTATTTCTTTAAATTCAACTAATCTCATATTTTAATGTTATTTGCCATGGCTCTAAACCAAGCAATTGGTCCAGCACTCTCAGGTAATGTTTTACCTACTTTGGCAAATGAGTCTTTCACATCTGCCACTAACTTATCATAGTCGCTTCTGCTTTTAATTTTTTTATGAATAGTTTCCACGCTGTTTAAATCATTGGCAGTTGCTCCTTTGCCTAAAAGTAATTCAGCAATTTTGTTAGGATCTTTTGTGATAGGTTCGTTGGTCTCTCTATTCAACAATCCTGATTTATGACTCCATTTATAACCTTGAGGTTTGGCTATAGAAGCAATCATCACGTGTCTGTCTGCACCTTTGTAGTCTGAACCTACTTCACCACCTTGCAAACTCCAACGCATCCAGTCTGGATCGCCAAACATCAAATCAGTTTGTACAAAGCCATTCTTAGCACTGCCTCTGATAGGAGTTTTGAAGTGTACAGATATACCGCTCTTTGCCACCCATTGTTTAGGATCTTGTTTGTTCTGTATCGCCCACTGACTCAATTTGTCTGCCAATTGATCTTTTGAAGTTTTTGATTGATCTATGGCAACATCTAAATCTCCTGATGTGGGAGCCTTGCCTGTTGTGCCCAGTGTGTTGCCTTGTAGGTCTAAACCAACAATTTTTTCCAACCAGGCTAGTGTGGGAGCCACATCTGCTTGATTGATTCTTTGAGTGGCTAATTGTCCATTAGGATCTTTAAAAACATTGCCACCTTCTTTAAGAATCATCATTTGACTTTTTACTTTCAATTATTTTTTTGACACCAACTTGAAACTTTTTTGCTTCTTTGTTACGGATAGAATTTAAAAAACGTCTTTCTAACTCCACTGCCTGTTCTTCAGGATAATTCTCTCTAATGGTGTTGAGCAAGTTGACAGCACTTTCAATAATATTGGAGCCTGTTGTTTCGATAAAGGCTTCGGTATCATTGATTCTACCAATGTTTCTCAACTCATCTAATATACTTCTGGTACGTTTTTTCATATGTACTACCCTGCTTTTAACTATTTACCGTTATGTCCACGAATATAAAGTAAGTGTTCATAGTTTAACACACTTGTTTTTGGTTGTCAATCGTTATTATTGAACCCTATAATATACATTTTGCTGGTTGACAAACATAAATAATCATGTTATATTACTAGCACATTGTTAATATAACGACACACAAACACACAAACAAAGGAGAAAGACAATGGCAAACAACACAAGAAATGGCTACGAAATAAGAGCCGATCTATTAGGACTAGCGAAATCAATCGCCGAGTTCAATTACTCAATCAAGTACAACGAGTACGAACAATCTGTAAGAAAAGAAGGTGATCAAGTGGTTACTGAATTTAAGTATCCTTCAATCACACCAGAAGACATCATTGCAACTGCACAAAAGTTCAATGAGTTCGTAACGAACGGTGCTTCAATTGGTGAAAACACTCAGATGCTTATGGAAAATGTGAAGAAGTTCAATGAAAAAGTTCAGGAATCAATCAAACCTGAATCAATTCAAGAAAACTTCAAAGCATACCAACAGAATGTACAGAAATTTACTGAAGCATTCTTCAACGGCGTAAGCAAGAAGTAATCAGCAACACACAACCTTTGGGCCTAATAGTTTCGACTATGGGCCCAAAGTGTACAAAAGAAAGAAAAATATGTGGCCTTATAATCATTGTGAATGGAAAACAATCACATACGGTATTACCAAAAAGTCTAAATCTACCATCAAATCAAAATGGAAGAAGAACAAGACTTTGATACTGATGTGTACAGTACCCACTCTCACATTAGTTTGGATGCTGTCTTTAGTATTCTAATAGTAGATAAATACCTACATAATGAACTTTTTACAATTTGTAGCAGATGTAGGTTTTCCAATAGCAGGTGCTGTGGCATCTGGTATATTCATATTCATCATCTTAAAATTCATATTGGCAACTGTGACAGGATCAGTGAATGGTCTTAAGAATATCATTCAAGCACTGGACAACAGAGTTCAGACCATGAACAACGACTTGATCAAAATAGATGCGTTGTTGTCACACGTGACAGGTGTCAAACCCAATGTGGATCGCATTGCCGCTAACGAAGGCAAAGAAGACGCAAGGAAAGACTAATGACAGTAGAACTGGCAACAGCAATTAAAGAATTTGGATTTCCAATCATTGCCGCATTTGGTTTAGGATACTTTGTTTACTATGTGTGGACATGGGTAACCAAAGAAATCAAACCTGTGCTGGGTGAAGCCAACAAAACACTGATTGCACTGATAGACAGGGTGAGAATGTTGGACAATGACATGATACGTTTAACTCAAAAGTTAAACATGATTCTTGAACAAAAAGAAAAATCGAATAAAAAGAAAAAATAACTATTTTGTGGTAGCTCTAAAAATGCCATCCCAATCTTTCGGAAGTTGTTGGGTCATCATGAATTCACATCTTTCAATCCACATATCATAATAACCTTTCATTTGACCTTTAAAGTCTTCTTTCAACAGTTTACATTTAGAAATGGCTTTTTTAAATTCTTGTTTTCTATACAGCTCATGCATCTGATTGTGTTTTTTAATTTCTGCTGAGTAATTGTTTTTGTTAAGATCCAACACTGTGTAAATTTCTAATCCCACTGTTTTACCTTTCACAGCCAAATCATCCAGTTTTAAATATAAGAAATCATTTTCAGTTCTTCGCACTGTTTCAGGTCCAACTATCAACAGCACTCCATAATTCTTACACTGTGACTCCAGTCTGGCTGTGGTGGACACAGCATCACCCAACACATCATATGAATGTCGTTGTGTGCTACCCATCTCTCCGATATATCCCAAGCCTGTATTGATACCAGCACCCATGCCAATTGGAGGTCTTCCTTGTGATGTTATTTTTTTATTAAATTCTTTCACTGCTTTTAACATATTCAAACCTGTTTGAACTGCTGTGCGTGGATGATTTTCATCATCAATAGGAGCATTGTGAATGTGCATGGAAGCATCACCGATATACTTTATGATCATACCATTAGCATCCAATACAGGTTGTGTGATAGCATCCATGTAACCATTCATTATTTCGGTCAAACCTTTTACATCATCACCAAATGATTCTCCCAATGGAGTGAATCCTCTGAGATCCGAGAAGCATATTGAAACTTCTTTTTTAACACCTTGTTTGATTAGAGCAGGATTTTTCTGTAACATCTCAACCACAGTTGGTGAAGCATATCCTCCAAACTGTTTCTTAATCTGTTGCTTTTGAAAGAACTCTATCACAAACCTATTGAACACAGCATGGAAACTCACTATGATTGTGACCAACCATAACCAACTGACGTCCCACAGTTGAAGATGTCTTGTGAAAGCAAAGTAACTGCCATAAGCAGAACTGGTGTACAACAAAACCAACAAGCCACCAATCAACCAATAAGGTGCATAAGCCGCCGCAAAAATTAATATCAAGGCAATTAATGCTGTGCCCACATACTCAACAAATGTTGCATAATCAAAACGCACAATGTTGTCACCATTGATGATGGTTTGTAATGCTGTGGCTGGCAACATATGAGCATACTTCTCTCCGTTGGGTGTGGCAATCACACTGCCCAATCCTTCTGCTGTGATTCCTATAATCACTGTTTTACCTTGCAGTGATTTGAAATTGTCTACGGCACTGACTGTTATGAATTCTTTGTTCCAACGCAACCATATACGAGCATTGGCATCTGTTTGAATAGTTTTGTATTGAGGAACTCGCAGTGCTATGATTCCACCTTCACCTGTTTTAACCTGGTAACTTGGATCTCCCACTGCCACACGAATTGTTTCTATGGCTATGCTGGGATATGTTTCTGTGTCCACTCGCATCAACAGTGGCAGTCTTCTCACAACACCATCAATCTCAGGTGCTGTGTTCAACACTCCCACTCCTGCGGCTGTGTTACCTAGTGTTTCTATTGGTCCCAACATACCTGGCCATTCAAACAGCCAAGGCATAGGATCACCTATTTTAGCAACACCTCTCGGCACAGCATTTTTATTTGTTTGTGTGGTTCCTACCTGTGCTATGACCACACCGTTGTCTTTGATTGCTTGAACCAAAGCATCATCTCCACCCAATCTGTCTTCTTCTGAAAACAGTATGGGCAACACAATAACTCCTGCACCTGCTTCACGCAGTCTCCATATGATGTCTGCTATCACATCTCGCTTCCAAGGCCACTGTCCGTATTGTGATATAGACTTCTCATCTATCTCCACAATGGCTATGTCTTGCGACAGTGTGGGTACGTCATATTTTTGCACAAGATCAAAAGATTTCAGTCTGGCTGTTTGTTTTACAAAAGGATCAGAATAACCCCATAACATTATGACTGCTAATATAACAATGCTGAATATCCAATGTGTGAAAAATTTACTGAGCTTCATAACACCCTGCTATTACAGAACAAAATTCTTTTTGTGGAGGCGATATCAATTCTTTTTCAGAAGTTACAGGTTTTTCTTCTATAAATGCTGGCTTGTCTGCTTGAGGATTTTCTGGAGTTTGTTGCATATAGATATCGTTGGCCCAAACGCCTGTGGTGAAGAGCAGTATGATGAAAAACTGTTTAATCATTATGTGTGTATTTATTTTAAATGAGTGCTTAATTCTGATTCACTGTGGTGGTACCGCAACCGTTGGCATTGGTACAGATCTGATTGAGAGAATATGTTTGATCAGTGGAGCCTGTTTGATCCAGATCCAGCGTGGCAGAATAGCCTGACATATCAATGGTGGCAGAGTGCGATCCAGAACCATCCTGATTGATGTCCACAGTTTGATTACTGCCCACAGTAACATCCAAGAAGTGTTCTCCCGTGCCCTGTTGTAGGATATCCACAGTGTTGCTGGCTCCATTCACGTCCAGGAACAGCATCTTGTCACCATCGTCCTTTTGATCAGCATAGGCAGTGTTTGAGTTGCCTGCGATATCTATCTCCATGTAGTGTCCCGAAGAGCCTATACCACCATCGTTCTCCTGTAGAATACCTAAGGTGTTGTAGTTGCCTACCACGTTGGTTGAACTGCGATGCCCACCCGCGTCATCCACGTTGTCACCCTGTCTCACAGTGACTGAGTTGTTGGTGCCGTTGATGTCCAACAGTGTGACGTTGTTGTCACTGAATGATCCCGCTGAATTTCCCTGCGTGATTGCCACGGTGTTGTCATCTCCCGTGATCGTGGCGTCTGTTAAATTTGAACTGGTTGATCCTGTGCCAGCCACCAACTGATCGTTGTCGTATTGCACAATGTCCAGATCCAGATTGTTGCCTGACTGTGTGATGTAGATCTCATTGCCGTTGGGTGTGATGTTCCTGGCGTCAGTTCTTGATTGTAACTGTGCGGCAGTTGGTGCCGATGAATATGTGGGTGCGGATGCTGAACCATATAAAGTGCCTGCGGTTTCCATATCCAGGATGTCATCTGTGATGTAGACTTTTAAAATGTATGTACCATATGTACTATCCCACAAATTTATATCAGCCGTTACAAATATAGCACCTGTGTATCCTGATCCCAGATCCGCTGACTGCCATATCATACCACCTATCACACCTCCGCTGGTTTTAAACACATACTGACCCTGTGAGTTGGACAGACTACTACCAGCCGCACCTGTGACCGTGCCTGTGTCATCGGAGAATGCTGTGTTGATCACGGTGTAGGAATTGGAGCCAGATCCAAAAGTTAGTGTGCCACCACCTGCTGTGCTGACCACAGTAGCGATGGCATTGTTCCTAGAAGCGAAACCAGAGTTCTCACCGTTCATCATCAGGAAGCCACCATTCTTCACGAAGTTGTCCAATACAGTGACTTCTGATGCCGCATATGTGTTGTTATATCTTAAATCCCATATCTGTTGATAACTGCTGACATCTGTGGGCACACCTCCTGTTGAATAGGTAATAGTATGTCCTTCAGTAAATAATCTACTTCCTATATTTGTATGAGCACCACCGTAGTTCTGGTGTAGCACCAATACCGAATCCGCTTCCGCTTTTGACGTCAGGGCCATCCACAGCACCAAGCCAAACAATATGTACACCAGTCTATATAAAAATCTCTCAAACATTAGTTCTGTTGGTTAATGGTTATGTTGTTGTTGATGGATCCACCGTCTGGGTTGATCTCGAATCCTATTATCTCGTTGCCGTTCTGGTTGTGGTCTATAGAGTAGTTGTAACCCTGTTGCAGTTCCATCCTTACATAGTTGCCTGAAGCACCCTCCCTGATGTAAATCCATCTGGGATCCTGATTCAATATGGTCACGCCTGTCTCAGCATCAAACCCCAACTTGGGATTGGTCTGCTTACGATCCAGATCAGTTCGTGCCTGCCTGATGAGATTGTCCATACTCTGATCCAGTGCGTCAAACAGGAAGTCACCTGCGAGCGGATCAAAGTCAAGATCCGTCTGCCAACGATCTGCTTCACCTTCTGCCAGATAGTCTGTGCTCAGTTCTTCAAACACGAGGAAATCTAGATCCAATATATTAGCCAAAGTCTGTATGGCATCTTTGTTCATTTCCTCTTCCAGTTTCTCTGGAGGTGTGATGATCAGTAGGTTGTTGATGAATGATTCATCCAGATCCAACACCAAAGGTTTTAAGGGTGATGATTGAGCAGTTTCTACCACAGTGGTTTGAAATGCTTGATTCATGATCACAATGCCCACATCTGACTCCACAGATATTTCTCCTGTCACACACACTCTTTCATTGGCAATGATGGTACAACTGGGTAACAGTATGATGGTGCTAGAACCTGTTTCATCCACTGTTAATGAAAAGTCTGTGCCTCTCACACCCACCACTGCTGTTGGTGTGCTGATCTTCACGTTCTGTCTTGAATTTTTTGCTATCTGTCCCGAAGCATATCTCACTGTGCCAAAGCCTGCTTTGAGTGACACAGCACCTGTCTTTGAATTGGGATCGTAAATGAATTCGTCTATGACCAATTTGGAATTTTCTGTGATATCAACTCTGGTTTCATCCACAAACTCTATGGATATTCTTCCTATCTTGGTACGCACAGTGTCATAACTTTCAATTGCTGTGCCTTGAGTTGAATCTAACTTGTCGCCTGCCTGTCTTTCAATTGTGCCTTCACCTTTTTGCTCTCTCACATCTCCTATCGACGCCACACTGTTCGTGGCGCTGAATAGAAATAATACAAGGAGTAACCAACGCATACATTAGTCCGTTTGTGTGATGTCTATTGCCGCGTTGTCACCTGATGTGGTCACATCTATGGTGTTGTCGTATATGCCTGATTGACTCATGTTGATCACACCACCATCACCTGTGTGATTGTGTGTCAATGAATGCCCAGCACTGTCGCCATCACCTGTCTGTGTGTAACTTGATGTGTTACCCACTGTCCCCAATGAGTTGGTTATGTCGATGTCAGCATCTGCCGCCGCCGCATTTACTGTCAATGTAAATGTTTCTGCCGCCGCTGATGTGATATCAATGGTGCCCACATAGTCTGAAGCATCTGCTGTGGAACCCAAGTCCACAGTGATATCCGCTGAATCACCTGTTACATCTATGCTCATGGATACTGTGTCACAATTGGATGCCGCACAGTCTAGATCCACTGTGTTCAATCCCCCTGTGAGGTTGATGTTACCTGTGTAGGTTGTTCCGTTGATCAATGCTTCGATCACGTTGGAGTCTCCCACCTGGCTGATTGAGAATGTCATGGTATCACCTGTCAAACTCATTGCTGTTGTGGAGTTACCTGCTTGGTTGTTCTGACCATCCTGTGTGATGTCCAAATCCAAATTGTCTCCTGATTGCTGTATGTAGATGTCGTTAGCCACTGCCGGTGTTAAGCACAGCCAACTCAACAGCAACATTTTTATTATTTTATTTGTCATGTATGTTCTCCTGTTGGTTAGCAAGTTTTTTGTATTTCCAAAGGCCCTGCTGTTCTCCTTGTGTTACAATCTCTACCACTGCGGCTTCGATTGCGGCTCTTACAGCATAATTCACCGGTTCGTTGATGGCCGATCCCGCTTCTAATTCAAGAGCATTGGTACCCATATCCAAGAAACGGAACACATCCGCACTGGTTCTATGGCTAGCAATTCGTTTTTCCACTGCCACCGTGAGCAACACTTCGCCTGTCTGCACACTGACAATTCTCATTGCCACAGTGACTTGGTCAATTCTGTATTCTGTGGAAGCACCTATGCCAAGATATCTAGCACCTGCTCCACCTGATTTTATGTTGGAGTCATATCCCACAACTCCACCTTCCAATAATAATCCTGCGAACAACATCGGCTTCAACTTGGGAGCCTTCTGTCCTTCATAAACTTCTCTGGTTGATCTGATCAACTGTCTTTCCTTCACAAGGTTGTCAAGACTCACACGTTCAACCACCTGAAAGTATGTTTTGTTGCCCACTTTTTTCAGTGCGTCGATGACCCATACTTCTGAACCTTGTGTGACAGCACTGCTCAACACAGAAAATCTGTCGTTGGATTTACGTTGTCCTGTCTTGTCCTGGAAACCATACACAGCAATGGTGATCTTTGGACCATCCAATGGTGGAGTGGAATCCAGCACAGATTGTATTGGACTCCTTGCCACTTCGGGCTTACTCCACTGCTTGTTATTTAGGTTGCCAGCACAACTGGTCAATAAAACAATCGCGGTGAGGGTAATTGTGAGGGTGCGAGTGAGTTGTTTTATCATGACCTAAAATCCGAATCCTGTTAGTGGAACAGTGATCTCTGTGAGCGACCCATCTGCTTCTGTAACAGTGATTGAAATTGTGTCTGTTGATGCGTCTTTGATCCAGTAAATGGTTGCGCCTTCTATGTTGGCTGTGCCAGATGATGCTCCACTATCAGTGAACATATTGTCCACCATCTGTTTGGACAGTTGGGCGTAGATTCTTGATTCCACATTGTTGATAAATTTGTTGAGGGTGGTCTGTTCTAACTCACGAGCCAGTTTAGCCGCCGCGGCTTCTTTCTTTTCTTGAATTTCTTTCTCACGCTGATATCTCAATTGTTCAATTGCCAGCACGTGATTGCTGTAACCTTCTCCTGAGAATGAAGGGTTTTTGAATTTGTGTGTGAGTTCGCCAGCATCCACACTGCTGATGAGTGTAGCCGTGGCTATAACAAGTAAAATAGTTTTATTCATGTGTCGTGCGTTCCCTCAACTGTATTTAAACGAACTTGTGAAAACCATTAAATGTACACTTAACTTAACTGACAACAGAATCAATTGAGTGTACTCTTTAAATATTTGTATGAAAACACTGATTGCATTTTTATTGCTGTGGATTGGTTCAGAGACCAATTACAATGTTAATATACCTGCACCCAATGTTGTGAAGGTGAGTGAACAAGAATTAATCACCATGTACTATGGTAATCAAACAGCAGACTCCACTATTCACGCACTGTATGACACTGAAACAGACACCATCTATGTGAAAGACACTTTTAATATGTACAATGTGTTTGACAAGGGAATTTTACTTCACGAAGTGATGCACTATGTTCATGATGTAAACGGAGCAGTTGGCAGTAAATTTAGATGTTTAGCAGAATCCGAAGCAGAAATATATCCACTCCAAAAGAAATACCTGTTGGAAGTGCATGGAGTCAAATGGGAATACGATCCCATGTTTCTAAAAGTGATCAGCAGTTGCGATAAAACCAGATAAGTGATTAAATTTTTGTTAAAAACCACACATTGTTAGGACCCACATCGTAGTTTTCCAGCATTTCATTCACGGCTTGATTGACTCCAGGAAAGTCTATGTCGTGTCCACTCAATATGCCTCCTGGTTTTAGTTTAGGTCGATAGTTTATAATATCCTGTTTCACAGCAGGGTAAGAATGATCAGCATCAATGAATATGAGATCACAGGAAGCATCATCAATTTTGTGATGTACATCTTGGCTCATACCTTCAATAGCCGTCAAACGTTCTCCATACCTTTTTTCCACTTTGTTGGTGTAAAACAAATCAATGTTCATGTCAACAGCATAATATTTTTCAATGGACTTGCATTGATTCAGCAAATGAAAGGTTGTGCGTCCATCTCTCACACCCACTTCCAACACAGTCTTGAATTGGTTGCTGTCTATGAGATGTTTTAAAAAATGTTTGCGATTGGGTTTTGAATGCCATTCTATTGTCATTGGCACTTTCAACTTGGTGTAAGGCATTAATGAAGTGTCTTAGGCTTGTCGTTATAATATTGTTGTTGTAGATTAGATTCTTGATTAATTCTATTTTTAAAATATTCAATCACAATTTCATTCTTCCAATATTGTCGTTGGTCAATAGGATCTTCTGATTTTTGTAATGATTGATTTTGATGCTCAAGGTAATCTATTTCTTCCTGATACAAATCAAGGAGATTGATTTCTTCCATTTGATCGTGATCCTGATGCATAAAAATATTTATGCCGCTGTAGAATTGTCGAGTCCTAGTTGAACAACATTATCAAAACCAAACTTGCCAAAAGCAAACAAATTAAATGCTACACAGTATCGTTCGTTATCACTTTTGCTAGGCAAAACAGAATGATCTAATGTGCTAGGAAATAATATTAACATATTATTCTTAGGTTTTATTGCCCAACCTAGAGTATTAAAAACATTCAAATTCTTTCCTTTAAAAGGTATGTTAACTGTGGGTGTAAAAATGTTGTGTTGAGTTTTATCTTTATGAAAAATTATTTCGCCACTATCGTCATCTGTTTGAATGTAGAACACTCCACTAATCATTGAATTCACGTGTGTATGAGCACCGCTTTCATCTCCTTTTAAATGTTTCACTGCCCAACTATTTGTTATTTCAAATCTAGCAGATTCATCTACATCTAAAACTTCGTGAAGAAAATGTTCACATCTTTTCATTATGTTGTCACGCAAATTTTTTAATTCAGGTTTATCTAAAATAAATTTGTCTGGAGTTCCATATCCATTGTCTGCTGGAAAACGTTTGTATTCAGCATTCTTAATAAAATTTATATCTTCAGACTGAACACCTTCCAAAATGGTTTGATACAGAGGTATACCAAACAATGGTGTTATATTATAATTGGTTGTCATTTTTAAATTTTATTATGAAGTTTAACACAATTCTTCTGGAATTGTCAACAGGATTTGTGCTGGTGTGATACCAATCACTTTCAAACAACACCGCAGTATTCTTTTTTGGTGTTGCTGTGTCCAGTATTTGTAAATTATCAAAACCTTGATTGCCTTTTTTATTAAACATCACAGTATCACCATCGGAGTCATTCACATAATATATCATACTGTGCCATCCTTCTTGATCTCTATCCACGTGAGGACAGTTAACGATGGCTTTACCGCTATTGTTCTGTGTTAGTAGGTTTGCTTTGATTCTTCCTATTTCAATAATTTCTTTATCAAGACTGTTTATGATTGGTTCAACCAAATTCCAATATGGACTTAATGGTTGTTGGTCATACAACAAATGTATAAATTGTCCAGACTCGTACAAATCAAATGAGTTCGATTCGCTCACTACCTGTTTTACTTCTGGAGGTACTGTGCCTGGCAGATAGTGCCAATCAAATTTAAACGATGTTATTGTGTCGTGTAGTTGATTGTATTCTGCTTCTGATAATATGTTTTCTATTCTTTTGAACACATATTATTTTAGCCAGCCAATTTTCTTACCTGCTTTGACTCTGGCATCATGTTCTGCCACAGTGCCTGGAAATCTCCATGCCCATACAGCCACCAAAAACATAAAAATACCTGACCACAATACTGCTTTCATATTGCCTGTAAAGTACCAAGTGAATGCCAATGTTGAACTCATTACCAATATCATGGCATACTTGCCTTTAGTTGGAAACACTCGCTTCTTTGTCCAGTTGGTTAAGAACTTGCCGAACCATGGATGATTGTACAACCATGCTTCCATCTTGGGTGAACTTTTAGCAAATGCCCAAGCGGCAATTACTAGAAAGATTGAAAAAGGTATGCCGGGTGTTACAAACCCAATGTAGGCGATACCCACACATAGAAATCCTAATGCTTGATACAAATATTTTTTAATCATAAATCTCCTCAAATGTAAGTTTTAATTTTTCTACTAAATCGTAGATCATTGCTTCTGTGTGCATAGGTGTAGGAGCAAATCTTAATCGTTCAGTACCTTTGGGCACTGTTGGATAGTTAATTGGTTGGACATATATTTCATATTTTCTCAATAGTATGTCGCTGATTTGTTTACACTTAACAGCATCACGTATCATTACGGGAACCAGATGTGAATCGTTTTCTAATACATCTATATCTGCTTCCTTTAATAATTTTTTTAATAGTTGAACATTGGCTTGATGTTTTTGTCTTAATTGTTTACCTTCTTCAGTTTTTAATAATTTCACAGCCGCCATTACACCAGCACATATAACTGGAGATATTGATGTTGTAAAAATAAATCCTGCAGACATATGTCTAATAGCATCTAAAGATAATTGATCTCCTACAATGTATCCGCCACCCACACCGTATGCTTTGCCACAACCTGCTGATATGAAATCGATTCGATCCATCATATTGATTTTTTCTAACCATCCTGCTCCGTTGTCTCCATATAAACCTATGGCGTGAACTTCATCACAGTATGTGATTGCTTTGTATTTGTCTGCTAAATCGCAAATGTCAGAAATTAAACCTACATCTCCATCCATGCTATACACAGTTTCGAATACAACGCAAGGAGTACCCGACACGGTTTTCAGTTTATTTTCTAGATCCTCCAAATCATTGTGCCGAAAGATATGCTTAGGAGCCTTGCTGTTAACGATTCCCTGAACAATAGATGCGTGGTTTTCACTATCACTTACAAACTCCAGATCCGGTATGATTTTACTAAGAGCGATCAACGTCCATTCATTTGCGACAAAGGCGGACGTGTGTACTAACGCAGACTGCTTTTTATGAAGCCTTGCTAACTCCATTTCTAATGCCACATGATAATGAGTTGTGCCTGAAATATTTCTTGTACCACCACTGCCTGCTCCTGTGGTATCAAGTGCTGTTTTCATAGCATCTATAACATCTTTATGTTGCCCCATTCCCAAATAATCATTAGAACACCAATTAACCACAGTCTTAATATTGATAGGATTGTACCACAATGTCTCAGGGTAATCGCCTGCTTTACGCAATATGTCATTGAACACTCTGTAATCGCCAGTAGTCTTCAAACGATCGATAACATCTTGAAAAGGTTTAATTGGTAGCATATGGGTATTTAGTTATATGAGTAGTTAATTTAGATGTACTTGTCGATCATCTGTTTGGAACATATCTGAATTGCTTTTTCGTAGATTTGTTCTACAGGCGTGTTTAAAAGTAATTCGGTTGTAGGTTCCGCAGTCATCCAACATTTACTGTTGATTTCTCCTTCTAACTGTCCTGGTGACCATACACTTAAACCACTGAAACATCTCCATTGAGATGGTTCGTCTTCTTCATGTAATTTTTTTAACATCTGAGCATCGCTAGTTAAACTGAATCCATTGCCTAACTTTAGAGTGTTTCTACAACCCCATTCGTCTGTGTGAAGTAATAGAATACTTTCTTGATTAACAGGACCGCCAGAATAAATTAAGTCTTGTACTTTTACAGTTTTAAATCCTTTTACTTCTAAAATCTTTTTTAATTTTGTTCGTGTAGGTTTATTAATAATCAGTCCTGCCACGTGTTGTGATGATTCTTCGTAAAGAAATACTACACTCCTGTCAAATGTACTGTCCTGTCTCATTTTAGGAGTTGAGATTAAAATTTTATTTTGCCAAACTGGATCCATCATCTGCTGTACAACGGTAATGGTCCACCATAAGGCTTTCCTTTTATTTTTTTGCCACTCACGTAAACTCTTTTCTTGCCTATCTTGTAAGATTTTTTACCTGAACGTTTTCTATAACCTTGACTTTTACAACTTGCCAATTGACTGGCACCAAGAGCATGGTCAGGTTTTTTGCTTCTGCACAATGCTTTACTGGCTGGACCAGCCTCAGATAATATAACTTCATGTACTCTCATAAAAATATTTAGCGATATTTGTCTGCTGGATCTCCTGTCTGAACCTCTGGCAAAAGTCTAAACGTTAATGCTTTCCTAGTGCCTCTAGTGGTATTGATAACAATATCACCAGATTTCTCAAAGTGTTCTATTTTCGTAATGGTTGCTTTTTCTTGTTTTTGACCAACTAGAATATCTTGTCCTAGTGCTAGATTGATCTGAATGGATTTCATCTTCATAACTTCCTCCATTAGATAGTTTGAATGTACTAGTATTTATCGTGCTAGGATGGTGTCCATGGCTTCCACTATTTCTTTTGCAGAATAGTTAGGCTCATTGGCTAACTCTTTTAAGTTGTGTTCTCTATCAAGATACTTGTATTCCACTTTGACTGGATTGTATTGCTGTAACCATACCAACACTGTCCTTGGGTCAAATGCTCCACAAGTGTACACATCTAATTGTATCATATGAGGTGAACATTCATCCCACGAGTGCATCACTATGTGTGAAGTTTCTATGATTGTTGCCACAGTTAGGCCTCTATTGCCCACCATGTCGCAATACTTGGCATATGGACCCATTAATATTTTCATATTAATTCGTTCCACAAGATCTTTGATTGAGTTGATTGCAGTGGTCTCATCCGTAGGAGCATTGGAAACCTCCGCTCTTATTATTATGTGTTTGTGTTCTAACACTTGTCCCATTGTTGCTCCTTTTTCTATTAAGAGTTAAATGATTATTTATGAAAAGCCAGTAAAAGTAACACTTTATAAGCATTGACTTTTCACAAAAACTAGTGTACTATAAAGTATGAAAAAATATTTGTCAATGATTATTTTTGCCCTTGCACTTCAAGGTTGTTCAGCAACAGTGGGCGAGTGGCAACAAGGAACAAAAGCATCTGGGTATAGAGCTCACGATGTGTGCTTCATTTGTGGCGAACAGATCAAGTTTATTCCCAACGAACCATACAGTTGGTCAAAATTTGTTGAAGAAACAGACTACTACAACAATTCAGACACAGTGAAGGTTCCTTGGTAAAAAACACCAAGGTTTATGCGGATTTTAAGGCATTGACTTTTGGTAACCAAATGTGTTATAATTGTAAAACTAAGGAGGAACAATGTACGTAGAACAAAATAAAGAAAGAATTGCTGATTTGGAGCGACAAAAAATTGCTCTTAAGGATCAATTACAATTTGAAACAAAAACAGCATCAATCATCAGAATTGAAGAAGAACTGTATGAAATTGATGACACAATTAAAAAATTAACACAACCTGTGAGACCAGCATGAAGAAAAAATTTAAGATTGCTAAGGACAGTATGTTGAGAGATTCCATGTTCTGGTATATCACCATTATTGCTGTGTCTTACTTTGGCGCGATTATGTGGGGTGTTGCTCGTGGATAATTTATATTTTATACTAGGTATTGCGATGATCATCTACTTCAGTTACCGATTGGGTAAAGACCGAGGCACCCTATTGGCAAGTGAAAGAGTGGTGGACATAATGATTGCCATGGGTTATCTAAAAGAAAAAGCCAATGGAGAAATTGAAAAGGTAGACCATGAACAATCTAAGTAAAATATTTGAACCCAGTAAAGACAGACTGATCCGTAATGCTAGAAACTGTATGAACTCTGCACAGGATCCTTGGTTCAAAGCATATTGGGAAAAGGTTTTAAATCATTTATTAACAGTTTACAAAAGATATGACTGATAACAAACACATCAAACTGGATGAAAAGATCAAGGCACTAAACTCCACAAGGGTCTACAAAAAGATAACTCCTATGCACGACCTGAGTTGGTATGTGAAGTGGACATCTTCATTTTTTGTTATTATTGGTTGGATGCTTAATTCTATCAATCTATTTCCTTACAACATTTTTATACAGATGATTGGTGTGACAGGTTGGTTATGGGTTGGCATACTGTGGCACGATAGAGCATTGATTGTGCTCAACAGTATTGGTGTAACCATATTAACTTTGGGATTACTAAAAAATTATTTTGGAGGATAGATGTCAGACGAAATCAAAAAGAAATTAAAGATTACAGAGGATCACGAAAGAATCTATGACGAAATGATGGAAGAGATGATCAACAAAGCAGTGGACAATGATCCGCAAATGGTTGCCAGTGTGTTTTTGGCATTGGGATTGAAGATGTATAGATCCTGTTTGGACAAAGAAGATTTCCAAAGATTGATGAACGATGTGTGCTCGTCTGCTGTGGACATAGAACCGTTTGTTAAAGAAAAGAAAGAGAGTGTACATTGACTAGAAAAATAGGAAAAAAGAAATTGATAGAAATATTAAAAGGAGAGGATAAGATACCTCAAGAGTATCAAGATTTGGCTGATTGTATTAGAAGTGATCAGGTTCCTGCCAGTGATGTGGCAAAGTTTTTTCAAGACAAACAGTTTTATAATTGGTACAAAAAGAAATACTTGACTTTCTGATAGAATGAATATAAAATTATTAACAAAAAGGCAACAAAGAGGCTAATATGATTAAAGGTATAATAATAGGTGCTGTTGGAATGTACATTTATCTTGTACAACCTGAATGGGCATCTACCATTATCGAGCATACAACAAGTTTGTATAACTCGCTTGTGGAATCTATTCAGAACAGACAGTAATATCTGTTGTTTCTGAATAAACTATAGAAAGAAACAATGTCAAAAGATTATAGACCAAGCAAAGACGACGATATTAGTCCAGAAGAAAAACGAAAAGAACACGAGCGTCTAATGAAAGAGTTCCTTGCCAAAGGCGGAAAGATAGAAAGAATTCCATATGGTGTAACCAATATGGAAATGGGCAGAGGAAACTCTAATAACTTTTACGATCCACCAGAAACAATCACACCTAAGACTTGGCGGACTAGAAAAACCAGAGCCAAAAACAAGAAACCAACCAAGTAGTTCATTAACTATTCGGTAAATACTTTACTATGAAAACTTTGATGAGCATTTTTATTGCTCTTTTTTTATCATTATCTGCTACTATAATTCAAGCAGAAGACACAACTCCTGGATTGCCAGATTTAGATAAAGGCTTCCATTGGCAGAGTATGCCTATGATTTGTGCTTCAGATGTGGCAGTTCTTAACAGATTAAAAGAACAAGGCTTTGTGGCTGTGAATATGAGTTTGGGCAAAAGAGGTGCAGACCCACAAGGTGAGGCACTGTTCATGATCACATATTTCATTAATCAAGAAGGTACCAGCACAGCCGCAGTAATGAATATACCAAGCAGTAACGATGCTTGTCTTATTTTTCTCACTCATGATGTAGTGTTTCGTCCAGTTGAATAGAATAAACTACTGGTATGCGAACAATCGAATACCCAGTTAAAACCTATCTTATACATTTGGACAATACCGATTGCTACCAAATTTATGCCATGGACACCCAAGATGCTGTGGAAACTTTGTTGGAACAAGAGCCCACAGTCAAATTATCAGATGTTAAGTTGATAGAAGAACACACCTGCGCCAAAAAAACAGAACCTCTCCATTAAATTATAGTCAAAAGACTCTTGACAAAACACAATGAATGCTTATATAATACTAATAATATCACGATATAGAAACGGAGTTTTATTTTATGGCAATTAACGGAAAAGTTAAAAGTGTTAGATTTGGATCTGACAGTAGAAACAGACTGATCAGAGGTGTAGATATTTTAGCAAATGCTGTAAGAACTACACTAGGACCTAAAGGAAGAAATGTTGTGCTTCAAAGAACTTGGGGTGCTCCACACGTAACCAAAGACGGTGTTACAGTAGCAAGAGAAATTTTATTAAGAGATGACCTGGCCAATATGGGTGCTCAGATGGTTAAAGAAGTAGCCAGCAAAACAAATGATGAAGCGGGCGATGGAACAACCACAGCCACAGTGTTAGCACAGGCGATTGTTAAAGAAGGAATCAAATATGTAACTGCTGGAATGAATCCAATGGATCTAAAAAGAGGCATGGATCAAGCCACAGAAGCAGTTGTTGAACAACTAAAATTAATTTCCAAATCATGCGATACTCAAAATGAGATAGAACAAGTTGGTACTATATCTGCTAATTCAGACAAAGCCATTGGAACAATGATTGCTGAAGCAATGCAGAAAGTAGGCAAACAAGGTGTTATCACAGTTGAGAATGGAAGAAGTTTAAAAAACGAATTAGAAGTTGTTGAAGGATTACAATTTGATAAAGGATTTATGAGTCCGTACTTCATTAATAATCCTGAAAAACAAATCGTTGAATTAGAAGATGTTTACATCATCTTAACAGGAAAACACATAAGAAATATTCAAGAGATAGTGCCGTTGCTTGAAGAACTAGCAAAGAAAAATAAACCATTTTTGTTTATTTGTGAAGATGCTGAAGGCGAAGCACTTGCCACATTGGTAATGAACAATGCCAAAGGAACCATTAGATGTGCATCAGTTTGGGCTCCTGGATTTGGTAACACAAGAAAAGCCATGCTTGAAGATATGGCAGTGTTGACTGGTGGACAAGTAATTTCAGAAGAAACAGGAATATCTTTAGAAAAAGCAAAACTTGAACATTTAGGACAGGCGGCAAGAGTTGTAGTTGATAAAAATACAACAACAATTATTGGCGGTAAAGGATTAAAATCTAAAATTGAACAGAGAGTCACTGCTATCAAAACACAAATAGAACAGAGTGAAGGCGGAGATGACAAAAAGAAACTTGAAGAACGATTGGCAAAATTAACTGGAGGTGTTGCTGTAATAAGAGTTGGAGCGGCTACTGAAGTTGAAATGAAAGAGAAAAAGGATCGTATTGACGATGCTCTAAACGCCACAAAGGCGGCAGTTGAAGATGGTATTGTGCCGGGTGGTGGTGTTGCTTTTTTAAGAGCCAAACAGAATATCAAAGATCTCAAAGGGGACAATGAAGATCAGACAGCAGGTATTCAGATTGTGTTGAAAGCAATTGAATCCCCAGTTAGACAGATAGTTTCCAATGCTGGAGGTTCTCCAGATGTTGTTGTGAACGAAATCATGAATGGTGCCGACAACTATGGTTATGATGCTGGCAGTGGCAAATATGGTGATATGATTGATTTGGGTATTATTGATCCTACAAAGGTTACCAAAACAGCATTGGTGAATGCATCAAGCATAGCAGGACTACTTTTAACAACAGAAGCATCTGTGTATGATGCTCCAGAAGATGTTAAAAAAGATTGGAATCCAGTAGATAGAACCAATATGAAAGAAGGCGACTTCTACGATTAATTTACCAAAAGCTCTTGACATTTACAAAAGAGTGCTTATATAATCTACTGTAACTAATAACTCGCTTATAAAGGAGAAAAACTATGAGCAAAATAATAGGAATAGACTTGGGAACAACCAACTCTTGCGTTGCTTTGATGGAAGGTAAGGACGCAAAAGTTATTGAAAACTCAGAAGGATCTAGAACCACTCCAAGTGTGGTTGCATTCACAGACTCTGAAACATTGGTAGGAATGCCTGCTAAAAGACAAGCAGTATCAAATTCATCCAACACAATCTTCGCGGCAAAGAGATTGATTGGTAGACAGTTTGATAGCGATGCTATACAAAAAGACATTAAAACACTTCCTTATGAAGTTGTAAAAGCAGACAACGGAGATGCTTGGGTAAAAGCCAAGGATAAGAAACTTTCTCCATCAGAAATATCTGCTTCTGTGCTTCGTAAGATGAAAGAGACAGCAGAAAAATATCTAGGTTCTGAAGTAACCAAGGCAGTGATTACTGTGCCGGCATACTTCAATGATAGCCAACGTAAGGCTACCAAAGACGCAGGTAAGATTGCTGGATTGGAAGTGGAAAGAATTATAAACGAACCAACTGCGGCGGCATTGGCATATGGACTTGATAAGAAAAAATCAGGCACTATTGCTGTGTACGACTTGGGTGGTGGTACATTTGATATTTCAATCTTAGAATTGGGTGACGGTGTATTTGAAGTTAAGTCCACAAACGGTGATACAGCACTGGGTGGTGAAGACTTTGATGCCACAATCACAAACTATATCATTTCTGAATTTAAGAAAGATCAAGGTATAGATTTAGCCAACGATAAATTGGCAGTACAACGTGTTCGAGAAGCGGCTGAAAAAGCAAAGATAGAACTTTCATCTGCTAGTCAAACAGAAGTTAATTTACCGTTTATCACAGCAGACAAATCAGGACCTAAACACATCAACATGAAGATGACACGAGCCAAACTGGAAGCATTGGTGGGTGAACTTATTGAGAAAACATTGTCTCCTTGCAAACAAGCATTGAAAGATGCTGGAGTTTCAGCAGGACAAATCAGTGAAGTTGTGTTGGTAGGTGGTATGACACGTATGCCTAAAGTGATCGAAACAGTGAAAACATTCTTTGGTAAAGAACCACACAAAGGTGTTAACCCAGACGAAGTTGTGGCATTGGGTGCCGCAATTCAGGGTGGAGTATTACAGGGAGATGTTAAGGATGTATTGTTGTTAGACGTTACACCTTTGTCACTTGGTATCGAAACACTAGGCGGTGTTACAACCAAACTGATTGAAAAGAACACAACAATTCCTACAAAGAAAAGTCAAGTGTTTTCCACAGCAGAAGACAACCAAGCGGCAGTGACCATCAGAGTTACACAAGGTGAAAGAGAAATGGCGGCTGACAACAAGATATTAGGAAACTTTAATCTTGAAGGTATAGCACCTGCACCAAGAGGAGTACCTCAGATTGAAGTAACATTCGATATCGATGCCAATGGTATTGTGAGTGTGAGTGCTAAAGACAAAGGCACTGGCAAAGAACAAAAGATCACAATCAAAGCAGACGGTGGTCTATCAGATGCTGACATTGAGAAAATGGTTAAAGAAGCAGAAGCCAACAAAGAAGCGGACAAAAAGAAAAGAGAGTTGGTGGAAGCCAAAAATCAATCAGAAACATTGACACATCAAATTGACAAACAACTCAAAGAACATGGAGATAAAATCTCTGAAGAGGAGAAAAAAGCAATCGAAGATGCTAAATCGGAATTGCTTGAAGCATCTAAATCAGATGATGCTGATAAAATTAAATCAGCAATTGGTAAATTGACTGAAGCGTCAATGAAACTGGGAGAGGCTGTGTACAAACAGGCTCAACAAGAACAAGCCAACTCCGAACAAGGTACCACTGAAGAATCAAACAATGAAAAAGTGGTAGATGCTGAGTTTGAAGAAGTCAAAAAAGACGATAAAGACAAATAACAATTGACAGAAGTTTCCTTTTGTTGTATTATAGTGATATGATAGGCAAAAGGAAAACTTCACAATTTAAAACTGAAATCGAAGCAGTTGTTCGTATTTCAGTTGATCATACACAACCTTTCACAGAACAACAAATCCTAGATGAGTTTGCTCTAAATGTCAGCGAAGACTTTTCTGGTGTAATGAGTTCAGATTCCGAACATCTTCAACCTACCACAGTCACTGTGATGAGTGAAAAGGTTGTTAAAAGTAATGGAATTGTTTCCGACGAAACTATACTTTAATTCCGCGTTTAATATCTATTTGATCTAGCCCTTTAGGTTCTTCACCGGGCTCGTATTCAGGAAAGATTCTGTATTCTTCTTGTGTGGAAGGATTGTAGCAACCTGCCGCCAACCAATCATATTTGTAATCAAATTGAGCAATAAAGTCTGTGATCACATCATAATAGCCAGGCTTTTTCTCTAGTGTGAGTTCTCTTTTACATTCTTCCATGGTTTGATATGATTTGCTCATCTCAAATTCTTGTACAGTATCAATAGGCATAGTGCCAAAGATGTATGCCACTATGATTATTTTGAACATATTATTTGCTTTCGGATTCTTTTGCTTTGTCTACTTCTTCAAACTCTTTTGTGATTTCGGCTTGGTCAGCGTCTTTTTTGTATTTTTTACAATTGGCTGGATCAAAAACACAACCTAACACAATTCCTATGGAATCGCTGGCGTAAACACTTGAACCTGATTCGCTTTTGGCTTTGGGATTGGCACATCCACTCATTCCTATGCCTATCAATATAAGCAATAGAATAAGGATAATGGCTCTTTCTAATCGTTTGTTCATCGTCATATTTATTGTTGACATTGTCATTATCTTACTGTATTATTGTAAATACTGTTATGTATAAAACAGTATTATTTCTTTGTTTAATGATGATTATAACAGGTTGTGCTTCTAAAGTCAAGTATTCCGTTGTATGGCCCGTGGCATATACATATCCAGAAGAAAGAATGGTACTGGACAAATATCCAATTGAACACATCGAGGTTGAACAATTAAATGCTGAATAAATTCATAGAAGATTATCAAAGAGCCGCTGACAACAAAGAGTTTTATGATCACTGCCAAAATTTTTACAAAGGAAAACACGCAGAACCAAATGCACTCATGGAACACATGAGTCTACACTATCTACCAAAACCAATAAAGAAAGTGATGTTTTGGAAGATGAACATCATGAATAGTTTTTTCAAAAACTGGTTAAGTTTTAAAAAAATTAGTGTCTTGACTTTGGTAATGATTGTTGCTATAATATGGTTAGTAAAATAGATTTCATGAAAAAAATAAAAATTAGAAAACCCAAGAACCGTAAGGAACGCATTGAATGGAGTTGCTTGGCGGCAATACTGGTTACGTTCTCTTCAATGATAATAGTTGCGTTGGTATTGATATGGTTAGGACACTAAAAGATTTTTTTGAATTTGTTTTGTACTGGATCTTGATTGGTACAGTTACAATTCTATTTGTTATTTTTATGTTGGGATTAGCGATTGTGGACTTGTTGATGGATATCGTCAGCAAAATAACTAGGTCATTTAAGAAACATGATTAGTGCCGACCTAGGCCATATTTCAAATTATCCTCATAGAGGACCGGCAACACACCGACAGGAAGGTGCATGGGAGAGACCCAGTTGCTTAAGAGTTCGGAGTTGGTGGCGATAGCGCCAACTCCTCTTAGGTAGCGATGCCGGTTAATGAATTACCAACGCCGCTTTAGCTCAGTTGGTAGAGCAACTGATTTGTAATCAGTAGGTCCGCGGTTCGAATCCGTGAAGCGGCACCACTAAATATCTATATGACACTTCAGACAGCAGGAATAATAGTATTAGCCATAGTGATACCGCTATTCATAGCAATCACTTGGTACGACAATTATCTGCAACGCAGAATTAGTGAACACGAAGCGAAAAGTGTAAACCAAGATCGTTATTCAAAAAAGTAAATACCAGTATGAGCAGTATATTTCATTTGGCAATCCAAGGTGGTGACCTTGCAAAGACTGTGCCTTTCTACAGAGATGTGTTGGGCTGTGCGTTGGGTCCAGCAGAAGCAGGCAGATATCAGGACATAGACTTTTGGGGCAATGAATTAACTCTACACGAATCCACTCCAAGAACCAGCAAGGATGATCACAAGGAAAGAGAACGTCATGATGTGGACATGGGCAATGTTTGTGTGCCTCATTTTGGTGTGCATCTTGAAAGAGAAAAATTTGATCAATTGAAAGCAAGACTTGAACAGCACATTGAATACTTTGATCCACCTTACATCAGGTACAAAGGTCAGCCCACAGAACAGGAAACATTCTTTATTGAAGATCCCAACTTTAATGTATTAGAAATTAAAACTTTGTTAAAAGTTTAAACTTGAGTTAATAACACAATCAAAAGATAGGTTGCAAAGTGTAGATGTTGATCTACTGTGGTAGCAACCCAATACCAGATACCATCCATTCCCCACTTGTATTTCCTAACAATACTGCTTTTGATATGATCTATATGATGATGAAGGGCAAGGTCCAACACTGCCAATGACAGTGCTGTCATAAAACTTGTAAAAAATATTAGCACCACAAACGTGCCTACACCATGATGTAATGAATGCAGAGCCGCTTTGGGTGACAGCCAAATGTGTTTGTTGCTGGGACGACAGTATATTGCCTGCAACGCCAAATCACAAACACCATGTTTAATGGCTAACCAAAATAATATCGAAAGTTCTATGCTCATTAAAATTTACAGTTGAGTTGTCCGCCAGGTTGTGCGTTGTCCTGAATATCTTTTATTATGGACTTAGGATTTTTAACTTTGCTCTCGCTGTCTGAATTTGATTGAGTCTCTTTTGAATTTGTTTGGATACTTACTTGCGGATTTACTTTACAATCCTTAACAGCACAACCTGTTAACAAAATCAAAATGGATAATAGAACAATCATTTTCATATTATAATATATTATCTTTTGATCGTTTAATCAATGACAAGGTTTGCCGTTATGCTGATAGAACACCGCTTTTGATTAACTTGGCTTTGTTCTTCATGTGTGCTTCTTCAACTAGACTTTTGTTTTGTCCATAGTATTGAACAGCGTATCCATCTTCACACATTTGAAGATTAAGATTTACACCGTCGGCAAATACTTCTCCTAGTATTCTGCCAAACTTACCTGTTTCAGATCCTTTGTGAGTTTTGATTGTGAGCTTTTTAGCCGATTTAATTTTATCAGTCAAAAACTTTTTAGAGATCAATCCACGTTTCTTTTCTTCTAGATTACGTGTTCTTGATTCAGGAGTATCTATTCCAAACAATCTAACTCTGCTTTTGTACAGAATATCAAAGCCCATGTCGATGATCACGTCAATGGTGTCACCGTCTATTACTTTGGTTACTTTGTTAATTCTATAACTGAAGTCTGTAGCATCACCTAGTTTTGCCATTATACTTTCCACGCTCCTATGTTCACTTCTTACCGCCCTTCATATTTCCTATCTATCAGGCATTGTGCCGTTTTCACAAATAATTGCTTTACAACCATGTAGATCTTCTAATCTAGGCAAGGCATAGGTTGTTCTACCATCTCCGCCAAACCTGTCTCCTAGTATGCTAAACAATGATGTATTTTTTGAAATAGGCATTATCTGTCCTTGACAAAATTCCCAATTTTTTGGGGCAAAGTTTCCTGCAAAATATCTTACTTCTCCTATTGTGCCTTCCATTATATTTTCCAGCTCTTTAATTGTTCTTTGGTAGGTTTATGTGGTTTACATTGCTCAACTTTGCCACCTTTTTCTAAAAACTTTTTCATCATTTCATCTAGTTCTCTTTGTTTTTCTTGAGGTGTTTTTGTTATTTCTCCGGCAACGTAGGCTCTGTTGATTCCCATATGTTTAGGCATTATATTCTTCCATTCCAAGGTCCATCATAAGGACCTTTTTTCTTTTTAGTTTTCTTTTTAGTTTTCTTTTTAGTTTTCTTTTTAGGCTTTTTGTCTTCCACAATCCATTCCGCTTTTAACAACAAAGCAGTGTTGCGTTTAATCAGGTTCTGTATCCATTTAATTAACATATACTTTATTTATATTTTATAGTATGGAGGCAACGCCCGGAATCGAACCGGGATACAAGGATTTGCAATCCTCTGCGTAACCATTCCGCCACGTTGCCTTGTGTGGTGGAGGATACAGGGATCGAACCTGCTACCTCCTGAATGCAAATCAGGCGCTCTCCCAGATGAGCTAATCCCCCACGTCATTGTTTGGCTGGCCCTCAAGGACTCGAACCTCAAACCTCGGTACCAAAAACCGGTGTGATACCATTTCACCAAGGGCCAAACTTGTATCATTATACATTAATCATGATGTCATGTCAAACAATTTGTCTGGCACCACAACATAAATTATAAATAGATTTAATGATTTCACGCACAAAACAAAGTTTAATAAGATGGTGGGCCATCGTCTGTTTACAAGTTCTTTCATTCGGCATTGCAGGATACTTTGGTGCTGTCCAAGAACTATGGGAACAAGACTTAACAAAATTAAGTTTCGTTATACTATCCATTTGGTTGATCACAACTCTTTGGATAGGATTTTGGCAGGCAAGATTTGTTAGAGTTCATGTATCGTATCTCATCAAGATAGGTTGGTTCTTAAGCGAAACTTGTATGGCAATAGGAATGATCGGCACAGTGGCTGGATTCCTACTGATGTTGGGATCAGCATTTTCAGGCATCGATGTGGCAGACACAGCCACTCTTCAAACAGCACTGTCATCTATGGCGGTGGGCATGAGTACAGCACTCTACACCACGTTGGTAGGTTTGGTGTGTGGTTTGTATATCAAATCCCAATTGGTTAATTTAGAACACTTGCTGGATCAGAAGAAACACGATGTATTCACAAGATAGATATAAATCCACAATTGGCTTTGTTGACCTACTGTTCAACATCTTGGTTGGATTTGTGTTCCTATTCTTGGTGGCATTCTTGTTGATCAATCCTGTGGCTAAGAAAGCCGACATCCAGAAGAAGGCTGAAATTATAATCACAATGACTTGGGACAAAAATTCTTTGCACGATATAGATTTATGGGTCATGGGACCACAAGGCAACAAGGTGGGATTCGCCAACAAGGAATCTGGTCTATTGAATTTGGAAAGAGATGATTTGGGAGTGGCCAACGATACCTATTACATTGATGGTAAACCCAACATAATTCAGAGCAACGAAGAAACTACCACTGTTAGAGGCATAGCATCCGGTGACTATTATGTGAGTGTACACTTCTATTCCAAACAAAGATTACGTGACAACGAGATTAACGGCATACCCATCACTATTAAAGTTATGAAAGTTAATCCTTACAGAGAAGTCTACACCCAGACTAAAAAAATTTACGATGAAGGAGAAGCAATTCACTTCTATAAGTTCAATGTATCTGAAAGAGGCGGAATTTGTTGTTTGGAGAACACTGACATCAGTGCTGTGGGAACCATTCCTAAATTCAGTTACAGGGGAGCAGGACAGTAATGGAATATTTTATCACAGGCAGTTTGGTTCTATTGGTTTTATTTTTAATTTTCTTTATGGTGCGAGCCCGAGCCAATTTCTGGTTAACATTGATTGTGATACCGTGGATGTTGTTCACCATGGGGTTTGGATTTATGGTATACGAAGCCAGCAAAGGCTATGCTACCAAACAACCTTTGCCTGAATCTCAATTTTTGTATTCCAAAGTGATAGGCAATGAAGCATTTGTGCTGATCATGACTGATAAAGGTCCTAGACTGCACGTGTTGCCTGCCACAGATGCAGTTAAAAAAGAAATGGTCAAGGGCAACAAGTTGGTTAAGGATGGAAAAACGGTGATGGTTAAGAAACCAGAAGGGCAAGCCGAAACTCCTAGACTGCATGAGTTTGATCACAAAGCACAGATGCCTAAAGATAAAGATCCAGAATAGTATTGACATTTCATTTAAAATCAGTTATATTAATAATTGCGTGATGTGGTGGAAACATACACAACTCCACTCCAAAAGGTGGAGTGCCGGGAGACTGGCGCTGTGAGTACCCAATCTCACCATCCGTACCATGAATCCTAGTTGGGGAGGGTACTAGGCTCTCCCCGCTCAAAGAAAGGCAACAATGAAAAAAATTAAAGTGTTAAGAACTTTTATACAGACAAAGAAAACATTGGCAGGCATAGTTTCAATTTTATTTGTGTTGGCAATACTGTTTGCTGTGCTGAATCAAATGAATCCTGCTTAATGGATCAGTGCTTCTACAAACTCACAATAACGAAATTGAAACCTGTGAAAGGCAGTTACTACTTTGAAAAGAAAGAAGATGAGTGGCACATAGGATACTTCGCTTACAAAGAAGTGTTAAAAGAAGTTGAAGCATGGTATGAAAGAGGAGCAGACGCTGTGGAAATGGAAATGATTACTCAAACAGAGTTTGATAAAGAGATGGAGCCATACTGTGAAAGATAAAAATAAATTTTTAGACGCACTGGCAAACAATACACCTAATGCAGATATGTTTGGTGAAGATGTTGTGGATAGAGACTCTATAACAGATTGGTTTGAACATCTACAACAAAACATTTGTGATAGAATAGAATCACTAGAACACGAATTCAATCCTAAACAATCAATCAAAATGGAAACACATCAGTCACCCACAAGAAAGGGTTGGCGTCA